GCCATCGCCACGAGGAGCATCCCACAGATTTTACGGTTAATTTTAGCCAATTCCTTTAAGGCTTCCACTAAGGCTTACGTTAAGGCTTAAGCTAAGGGTTACTGTAAGGCTTACTTAAAGGGTTAATTGAGTTTTATATAAGGGTTAAGGTAACCCTTTCCGAAGCCTTTTGGTAAGGCTTCCTATGAGTATAAGTATATGTTTAAGTATAAGTATAAGCTTTAGTTAAGCTAAACTTTAGTTGTAGAAATTTAAAATTTTTGTAAATTAGATAATGCAAGTTGAGTGTCGAAATCGAACATTTGAAGTATTTACAAAAGCTGAAGCTAAAAAAAATTCCATAAAATATAAGAAAAGCTGGCGGTCTGCCGAGATAAATGATTGGATTTTAACAAATGATGAAAAAGTATTGCAGGTTTTAGGCCGGAGAAAGTATAATAAGAACCGTAAAAAGCCTGTATTCCTAATAAGAACAGGTTACGGCGAAACTGCCACATACCGTAGCGGAATATTTGCTGTTAAACAAAGGGACTATGAATGGGATATTAGATATAAAAAGAATTTATCATACAATGTTAAACCTACTGCCCTCCAGAGTGCCTTCATACATCATCTTGTTACCAGTTGCGTTCCTGACCGTAATGGTATGTGGAAAGCACCAGACCTCATTGATGCTTACCTCGCAGTTTATATGGATAACAATCCTTCTAATGCGCTCCGGAGGGCACTCGCTATTCTACGAAAGGATTCTGTAAAGAAACATATGGCTGGCATGATGCGGGATAGATTCATTGACATTGATGTTGATGATGACTATATAGCAAATAAATACAAAGAATTTGTAGAGGACGATCAGGCTCCTGCAAATACAAGACTGCAGGCGCTGAATCGCGTTAGTGAATTGATGGGCCATGTCGAAAAAAGCGACAAAACAACAGAACAGGCAGTATTTGTACTCGATGCCACAGATAAAGCATTGCTGACAGCACATCAAAAAAAATTACCAGATAGAAAAATCAGCGAGATTATAGGCAATGGCTGATAAAAAAAACATACTGCAGAGAATGTATCTGGACCCTTTTTTCTTCGCTCAGGTATTGTTCGGGGATAAAACAAACCCGATGCATTACCACCTTCGCTGTAAATCCCCGGCTTTCCATAAAGAAATATTCGCATCGCTCCTTGAGCTGAAAGCCGGGGAAAAAATTGCCATTGTGGCTCCCAGAGGACACGCCAAAACAACACTCGTATCTCTGATCTATCCCCTCTACAGAATGATGTTCTTTGATGAAAAATTTATCCTGCTCGTATCGGAATCTGAAACACAATCAAAATATCTACTTGAGGCTATGGGCAATGAATTGGAGTATAATGAAAAATTAATCTACTATTTCGGCAATAGAATGGGTGAAACCTGGGGCAAAGAAGAAAAAGAGGTCATTACCGACTTCGACCGCTATGGAAAACCAAAAGGTACCTGCAAAGTACTCATCCGCGGTACCGGCCAGAAAGTGCGGGGACTCAAATATGGCGCATATCGGCCCACATTGACCGTTGTGGACGATGGTGAAGGCGAAGCTAATACACTTACCGAACTTTCAAGAGAAAAATTTCAGCGCTGGTTCAATGCTGCCGTTATTCCTGGGTCCACCGATGCAAGATTATGCTTTATTGGAACAATCGTAGACGATAATTCGTATCTAAACCGCATCGCCGGTGCAAGATCATACAATAAACAGGGCGAACGAATCGTAAAAGGCTGGAAATCAATGTTTTATCAATCTATCCTACAGGAAAACGAGCAGGGAAAGTTCAGTTCCTCCGGAAATGAGATACGAAATAAAAAAGGCACCCCCGAAGTGCTGTGGAAAGAACATCGGCCCTATAAATGGCTCAAATCAGAACTCGACCGCCTTACATCTGAAGGAAATGCATCGTTTTTCTATCAGGAATATCAAAATATACCTATGGATGACTCATTTAGAGTGTTTAAACAAAAAGATATACAGTATTGGGACGGCTATTACTCCAAAAATGGAGAACAGGCCTATATTACTAAAATAACTGAAAATGGAGAAGAATCCCTGCCGGTGAATATCTTCATGGGCGTGGACCCGGCAAGTTCAGAAAATGTAAAAGCAGATTATACCGTCATTATGGTCGTTGCCGTAGACCCTAAATTTAATATCTATGTGATCGAGTACTTCCGCGGTCAAACAACACCGATGGACGGAGCAGATAGAATATTCGCTATGGCCGATATATATGAACCAAAAGATATAAAGATCGAGGAAACAGGCCATGTTATGCTGGCCGATTATATTCAGCGCAAATCAAAAGAATCAGGAAGATTTTTGAATATTAATGCAAAAAAAGCAATCAAAGCGAAATATTACCGCATTAAACAAATGCAACCCTACTTTGCATCCAAAGCAGTCTTTATGAAAGCAACGCATTATGACCTGATAGATGAATTACTGCAGTTTAAAGAACATGGAACATTTAAAAAAGATACCCTGGACGCACTCAGATGGGCACTGGATGATGTCTGGAAACCAAATGTCGAATACGACAAAGACGAAGGCTGGATCACACCGGAATATTCTAAAGTAAGCTCCGATTGGGAAACCGGACAAGTGGTGTATAACTGATGGCTATTAAATTAGAATCACTCAAATTATCAAAAATAGATCATACCGATGTGTGGGAAGCCTATCAGCTATTTCAATCCTCCGGAGAAGAATGGCGCTACCAAATAGCAGAAGATGAAGATTTTTATCTCGGCAATCAACTGACAAACTCCCAAAAAGAATATCTTGAATCTGTCGGTCAGCCACCAGAAGCAAATAATAAAATAAGACCCGCCGTTGAAACTGTGCTTGCCAATATTGCCGCAGCATCACCGGAATGGGACGTTAGACCCATCGGTAAAACAGATAATGACCTCGCTTTCGTCTGCAATCAAATGCTGGACTGGATATGGCGCGAATCAGATGGCGATGTGCAGTTTAGAAAAGCTTGTAAAGATTTTATCATCAAAGGACTTTCCTATTTTTATGTCTATCCAGATTGGAACGCAGATGCCGGACTTGGCGGACTGCGCGTACGCAGAATTAACCCGGAAGCAGTTTTTGTAGACCCAAATTGTATGCTCCCCGACTTCAGCGATGCGTCAGGAATGATCTTCTCTGACCTGCATACAAAAGATGCGCTGAAAGCTGTATTTCCACAGTATAAGGATATTATCGAGGATGCGCGTGAAGATGCCGAGATCAATGAACAAAGCACTGGTAAATATTCACGAGATTCTGTTTGGACCAGGGGAGATGTCTCTAAAGATCATCAGAAAATGGTCCGTAAATATGTCCATTTTAGTAAAGTAAATGTACCTATGGTGCTGATTACAGATACAAATACAGGAAGTGCAAAAAAATTCACCAAAGATGAATATAAAGAATTAAAAAATGATTATCGTTATAATGCTATCGTGAATCAGGGCGTTATTACGGAAGAGGTTGTATACGAAAGAAAAATAAGGGAAATTGCCATGTTTGGCGATAATATTATTTATGATGATGTACTGCCTATTGAAAAGTATCCCATTGTACCCTCATGTAACGAACATATGGGTACACCATTTCCAACCGGCGATGTGCGCCACGCAAAAGCACCGCAAAGGATGCTGAATCGTACAGAATCACTATTGATTGCGCATACCAGCGCTACTACAAATTTTAAATTACTGTATGAGGATGGAGCAATGGACCCTGGGGAAGTAAATAAGTGGCACATACCAAATGCTCTTATTAGGGTCAATCCCGGTGCTTTGAGAGAGCAAAAAATAAAGGAATTTGCTCCACCCTCTGTCAGTTCACAGCTTTATACTGAAAAACAACGCTACGAAATTGATATAGAACAGATATTCGGGGCCTATAAATACTTGCAAGGATCAGCTTCAGATGCTCCCGGCTCTGTCGGTGAAGCACAGATTGTGGATGAGGCCGTTGCACGAAAACAGAATTGGAAAGTTCTGCCTATATATGATATGCTTACCAGAACCGCACAGATTGTGCAGGAATGGATTCCGTATGTTTATACCCAGCAAAGAACCCTGCGCGTGGTGAATCCTGACGGAGAAAGTAGAGAATTAATGATTAATGAACCGGTAATTGATGACAAAACAGGTTCTGTAATGAAAATGTACAGTATGCAGGACGCAAGAGTTGATGTGAAAATTGTTATCGGTTCTACAAGAGCAAAATCCCCGGCGGCAGACCTGCAAAGGGACCTGTCATTACTCGGAGCCGGCATATACGACCGCACTCAGGTTATTATGAATATGCAGGGGGATATTGATAAGGCTGCGTTAATCACCAGACATAGTGAGATACAGCAACTCCAGCAACAGTTGATGGCAATGGAAGAACAACTGAAGAGCGTGAGAGGTGATATGCAGACCAGAGAAAGAGAATTGTTCCACGCGAATATGAGAGCTGAAATAGCAGAAGCTACCAAACCGGTGGCGAAAGCAGTCAGCAATATTCAAACGAACGCAAAACTTGAACAGGCAAG